CTCTGCACGGTTGGATCATATGGGTCCTGCCATCAGAACGGCCGCGCGCCGCCAACTGGTGAACATCGGCGCAGAACTCGCAAGGTACGGGCAGCAGCACTTCGAGGAATCAGGACTCAAGAGACGATCTGGAAACCTCGCTGCATCTATGGCGGCAATGCCAGTTGAGGAAGATGAGCACGGCCTGACCGGGGGCATGATGGCCGGAAAGGGCTTGAAGTACGGTCCCGCGCAAGAGTTCGGCGCGGAGATTGATGCAACCAACGGCCACATGCTGGCTATCCCGATGGAAGACGCACTCACGCCAGCAGGGGTGGCAAGGTTCGCACCACGGGATGCGGCAGACGCTGGTTATGATCGGATCTTCTTTTCGAACGTGGGCAACAACGTCTACATGTTCGGCGTCATGGATGGCATCGTCCACTTGCTTTTCGTTCTCGTGCATCACGTCTCAATCCCGGCGCGGCCGTTTGCGGGTCCTGCGCTCGACGCCAACCGGGCATGGATTGAAGCGCGATTGAAACAGGCAGTCGATGAAGGAATCAAGGAGTCGGGAGAGTAATGGGACATCCGATTGGACGCGAGGCTGTATATTCGGCATTCTTCGCGCAGTTGAAGGCGGCGCTCGTGACCCCGACAAGCCCGTTCAACTATGCTGGCCGTCGTCCGGTTCCTGATACCGACTTGGCCGAGGAGCAGTACCCCGCATTCTTCATGATGGAGGCCGGTGAAATCTATGACCGTAGCGTTCTATTTGCGCCTGCGCGGGTATCTCTACTCTGCACGATTTCAGTTGTTTCCCTTCAAGGCGAAGTTCCAGATGAGACCAATGTCTCAAATCTTAACAACCTTGCGGATGCGGTTGAGAGCGCCATACAGGATTCGGTCGGGCCAACGGCGGACTTGACCCTGGGCGGACTGGTGCAAGAGTGCTGGATCACGCATCGGACCTTGACTATTACCGGCTCATCGTCGCAACGTCAGAGCAAACAGAGCTTCGGCGTCGAAATCGTGTTGCCGCATTCGAGGTAGGTCGCTCATACTGAGCGTGGATTGAAACGAGGTGACAAATGTTCTACGAAGACTCCAGAATGGGAATGGCGAAGTCGGCAACCCCCAACCCTTACAACAATCACGGCGTGGGCTGCCCTTGCGTTCTATGCGGCCAGACGCGCGGGCTGGTAATGGCAAAGCGGGACGCGGGTGCCAGCGAAGAGAAGATGCACCTGGCCATCGCCCATGGCCTGCACCACTCTCAGATGAAAGATGAGCACCAACGCAAGGCTTACGGGTGGGGAGGCGTTCAGGATGGGCAGACACCGCCCGAACTCACTGTCGAGCAGAAAGCCAAGCATCTGGAGGCCGCCGCCGCTCACGGGCAAGCTCAGGACCATTACCGTTCCGCTGCGAACTCCTACCGCGACAACCTGCCCAAGGGCGCGGCTGAGCATCAGAAGTTGGCAGAGGAAGCGGCCGCGCGAGCCGAGAAACTGAGCGCGAAAGCGAACGCGTAAATGAGCGACCCCACATATGGCGCTCTTCCGGTACAGATCGACCCTACGGCATGGGGCGGCAGGACCAACACGCCCCCCGCGTCCCTCACTGTGGACTCGATTCAGAATCAGATTGCCGCTCAACTCGTGGCGTTCTTTGCTTCCGGATCGCTGGCAATTCCGGTCTACATCTACCCAGCCTTTGACCTTGATACGTGGTGGGCTAGTTCGGCGATTGCTTTCGTCCTGATTTCCTACAGCAACACAGGACTCTCAAAACCGCTTGCTACGTCGTCCATGGTCCAAGAGCGCACGCTTCAGTTCAAGATCCACGTGGAGGCGCGCAAGACGGCGTGGAACCTCAGCGGGGCCGGCTCAGTCTACGCGCTCATCGATGCAATTGAATCGGCGCTGGGGGGATTCCAGCCTACCGGATGCCGTCACGCCTACTTCACCGAGGAAAGATTCTCGGAACAGGACCCACAAGGGCGCGTCTGGCTGTACGACCTGACTTTCAACGTCCTCACCATTCGCCCGCGGCTGTTGCCCTCTTACGCGCTGGCGAACTTGCAGCAAGCGATTTTCAACGTTACTCCGAGCGGAGATCAGATCATCGTCCCCGAACCATAACCACAGACCACCACGAGAGGAAAAACCATGAAAACGTTCGTAGTAATCCAAGGTGAAAGCAGAGAAAAGTTTGAAGCGGATGCGATGTTTTCCACAGACAAAGGAGAGGTGCATTTTATCCGGTATCTAGCTTTCCCAGAGAAACAACCCCTAGAGAAGATTGCAGTCGTAGTATTGGCCCCCGGTATGATTATTCGTCAACTGCCGGAGTAGCAACCTGATACACTTTGTATCGACGGGTACTCAAGCACTGAGGCTCGGATGGTTCTGGTTTGATAAGCCAGAGCTATCCGGGCCTTTTCACGTTTGGCGGCAAAGGAGCGGAGAAAATGGCTTTCTTCCATGGCATCACGGTAACCGAGGTCAACACCAACGGCGTCTCCATTCAGGTGGTCAACTCGGCAGTTATTGGCCTCATTGGCTCGGCTCCACAGTGGTCGGCATCGTCTGGAGCAGGACCCGGAATCAACGTCCCGACGCTCATTCAGTCTGCCGCGCAGGGATCAAACTTCGGCAAGCAGATTGCCGGATACACGATTCCTGAAGCCCTTGCGGACATTCAACTCCAAGGCGCGGGTGCCGTCATCGTCATCGACGTGTTCAACCCACTGCTCCATCAGAGCACCTTTGCGACCAATCCCTTGACAGGACCCGCATCCAACAGTGTGCCGGTAACACTCGGCCACATGGGCCTAATTGGTCCAGGCTTGCCCAACACCCCTCTCTCGACGGCATCTGTTGATACCGTGGCACAGGCAGGCGGCGCGGCAAGCCACAGCTACGCAACAGGCGACACGATTACCCTGGCGGGCGGAACGTCCTCAGTCCCCGCGGTCCTGACCGTCGCAACAACGAAGCTCGTATCGCTGGCGGTGAATGCCCCCGGCGGCGCTACATCGCACAACTACGCGCCCGGCGACAGCGTTACGCTGGCAGGCGGAACCACTTCGGTTGCTCCTCAACTCACCGTTACCTCCACTCAGGTTACCGGCGCAACGGTGGCGGCCGGCGGCAGCGGCGGCACGAACGGGACTCAAACTGTGACCGGAACGACTGGCACCGGGACACGCTTTCAGGCTTCTGTGACTGTGGCCGGTGGCGCGATTACCGCGGTCCTGTCGATCTCTTTGGCTGGCTCCTACTCCGTGAACCCCACGGCTCCCGCTCTTGAGCCTGTGACGGGCGGTGGACTGGTTGGCGCCGAACTGGCAATCACTCTGGGAGTGGCCACCTTCAACATCGTCAACGCGGGCAGTTTCACCGTGAACAGCGCGGCACTGACGCAGGCAAGCTCAACGGGACTCGGCACCGGGGCGACCTTCAACCTTGGCGTCTTTGGAGTCCTGACGGCCACGGTATCCACCGCGGGCAGCTACTCGGCTGTCCCGGCGAACCCTGTAGCTCAGGCCAGCACCTCGGGCAGCGGCACCGGTGCCACTTTCAATGTGACCTTTGCGGGGCCGCCTACCACTGTCGTGGTCAAGAACCAGGCCGGCTCGACGACCTACGTCGAGGGCACTGATTACACCATCGATTACGTGAACGGCCTGCTCTACACCAAGAGCGGCGGCGCAATCACCTCGGCGCAGGCATTGCAGGTCTCCGGCGCCTACTGCGACCCGTCCAAGGTTGCATATACCGACATCATCGGGACCGTGACCGGAAGCACCTATACCGGCATCCAAGCCTTGCAGACCACCTTCCAGACGATGGGCCTGTTCGCCAAGCTGCTCATCACCCCAACCTTCTACGATGCGTCAACCAGCGCCAACCTGCTGGCCATGGCGACGAAGCTCCGGGCCATCTCGTTCACCGATGCGCCGCCGAATACGACCGTGGCAACCGCCATCGCCAACCGCGGCGCCGCCGGCAACGCATTCAATCAGGCCAGCGACCGGCTTGCTCTCACCTTCCCATGGCAGTTGAAGACGCCCACCAGCATCAGCCCCACAGGCGTGGTAGTGGGCGCACAGGGCACCATCGGATACACAACCTTGACCGGGACCGTTGACACGCCGTACAGCACTTGGGTAGTGGGCGCTACGGCAGCCAACGACATCGCCAATGGCTTCTGGTTCTCGCCGTCGAACACCATCATCAACGGGATTCTGGGTCCTGATGTCAACCTCTACATGAGCGCCTACGATCCGACTTCGGACACGAACGCGCTGAACGCGGCCGGCATCATGACGGCCTTCAACGGCTACGGTACCGGCTACAGGACATGGGGCAACCGCGCATCGAGCTTCCCGTCGAGCGGCGCGGTCACCACGTTCATCGCCGTTCGCAGGACCCTCGACGTTGTGGAGCAGAGCATCCAATACAGTTCGCTCCCCTTCGCAGACAAGCCCATCACTAACGGCCTCATCAATTCGATCTTGCAGAGCGTGAATGGGTTTATCAACTCGCTCATCCAGCAGGGCGCATTGATTGCTGGAAGCACGGTAACCTACAACCCGGTTGACAACCCCCCTGCGAGTCTGGCGAATGGGCAACTCACGTTTGAAGTAAGCGTGATGCCGCCGCCGCCGGCCGAGCAGATCATTTACAACTTCTCCATCAACACCAGCCTGCTTGCGAACCTCGGGGCATCCGTAACGAGCACCAGCACAACCAGCAACGTCAATGTGACCGCATAAGGAGCGCACCGTGGCAAACCTCGTGATTAATTCGCTGAGTAACTGCAATGTATACCTCAACGGTGTCGAACTCCTCGGGCGCGCCGCCGAAGTCAAGATTCCTCAGCCCAAGCGCATCAGGACAGACTACAAGGGCCTCGGCATGGCCGCGCGCATCAAGATCCCGACCGGCTGGGACATGATGGAGTCCACCATCAAATGGTCTTCGTTCGATCCTGACACCATCAGCCAAGTGGCCTTGTCCAGCCAGACATGCTCAATCAGTTGCCTCGGCGATCTCCAGACCCTCTCAGCATCGGGAGAGGTTTCCGAGAGTCCTGTCATCTATAACTTCAACGGCGTTCCGTTCGATGTGGGTGACATTGACTTCAAGTCGCAGGAGCTGGTGGAGTTCACGTCCAGCTTCGATGTTTACCACGTCGATTTGAGCGTGGGCGGAACTCAGATTTACCTCTTTGACGCATTCTCGAATCAGTAC